ATATATATATCTTTTTTTTGAATCAAATTTTAATTCTAATGTTATTTTTTCTAATGTTTCCATTCTTTGCAATAATTGTGTTATCACATCTGCATATTGTTCTGTTATTTCTTCTCCGTCCGATAATGTAAATCTAACAAGACCAACACTCGGAACTGTATTCCACCTTGTTTTCAATTCCCCTGTTTCTGTATCTGTATATACGGCTACAACTTTAAAAGCAATAAATCCTTGCTCTTCTAACACATTGCCCGATAACAACCAAGAGAACTCTATATAGTCTCCTGTTTCATCAACCTTTGCATCTTCACACCAGTACTTACCAACTTCACCCATTACTGTTGTAATATTCTCATTTGCTTTTTGATACACAACATAAATTTTATGTTTTGATAAATCAATGTTATTCCCAACAATCTTTGGACATTTAAAATATTTTTTCTCAACATCCTTATCAAAATTTACACCAAACAATCTTTCACTCTCTGGCACTTCAATAATTCTTGTTTCGGGATTAATCATAAATACATCATTTACTGGTGTTATCAACCCATCATCTAACTGCTCTATGCCATCCTCTGATTGTCTCATTGCTTCTTCTAAACTAGGCACTTAATATCCTCCTTTCATATTTATTGTTATTTTGTTTGTACTATAATTCTCCTCATTTTCTTTTGTTATAACAGATAACTCAATACTATCACAAATATTAAATTTATCTGGTATTCTGCACCTTTTATTTACCAATGGGACATAATCCTCCATTGTTAAACTATCCACTTTTAAAACATGGGGAAGATTTCTAACAGTACTTACAAATGTTACTTCTACCTCTTTGTCTCCTTCTCTTGTTTCACTTATCTTTGATAACCTATTGTTTTTGTCTACAAACAAAACCATTTTGTTTCACCTCCTAACCTGCTCTACTATTTGTTTTTTGTTCTTTTATATCTGCTACTGTATAATTATCTAATGCATACCACAAGGCACTACGATATATTGACTTGGCTTTTTATCCATGTCCTCTTATAGTTGTCATTCCTATAAGTCTAGCATACCTATTAACTTTTTATAGTTTAGACTACGAACTTTATATTTTCCTTTTACAGTCCAATTCTTTTGAATCGCTTGTGTTATATTTACTTTATTGTCAAAAAATCTTCTAGCTTCTCTATTGGAATAAAAATAAAACTTTTTATGTGTTTCAATATCAGTTATGACTACAGATTGTAGTTTTTGTTTTCTATTTATTTTCAGAACCTTTTTTAAGTCTGGACTATCTAAAACATAATATTCCTTTACTCTTGTATTAATACCATGTATTGTTCTGTTTATTGCTTTTTCTGCTTCGTCTACAGAACCAAACTTTCCAACAAAATTTAATCTGTAGTCATAAACAAAACACTCCTTTCCATTCTGATTCCACATCTTAATAACTGTGTTTTCATTGTTCATATTTCCTTTTCTATCAGTCCATCTTAAATTGTTCCATTTGTTATTACATTTGTTTGTGTCTATATGGTCTACTTCTTTGTCTTGCGTTGTATACCCTTCAACAAAACCATAAGCCACTAATCTATGTACAAAACACTTTTTATATCTCCTTTTGTTTTTTAATTTTAAACTTACCTGTTTATAACCTTTGTTATTGTTATTTTGTTTTAATTCTATTCCATTATTACCATAAACACTTCCATACTTATCGACTGTATAAATATCTAATACTTGTTCATACTCCTTTGCTAATGTATTTACTTGTTTTCTTTCATACATTACTTGCAACCTCCTATTCTAACTCACAATGGCTCTTGGGAATATTATTGTTTCCTCAACTCCTATGCGTTGCACGTGTTATACAGCCATACACCATATAACTTCCGTTCGGATTAGCATTTCAGCTTTCCCCGATTCTTCCATCCTTTTATACACGCCTAGCAATGTGGCACTCTTAAACGTGTGTGGGTCAATATTAAATTGGTCATATATTGGTTCATCCTTTGTATCCTTTGCATAAACTAAATCTTTTAACTCTATGATTGTATTTACACAACGAGGTGAACAAACAATCTTTTTAAACCTCTTTATTTTCTTTGTATTCTGCAATCTACTACCAATATACTTTTTACACTTCTTAACATAAAAACCCTCTTGCCTGTAATACTTAATTGTTTTAGGCTCTGCGCTATCACATATAATTGGTTTATCTAATGCGATAGACCTCTCTTTTACCTTTTGTACATCATCTCTTTTTGAAAACTTATCATCAGTTATATTGTTCATATATACTTCATCATAAATATATAAAACCTTTTCTACATCATCAACACAACAAGATATAAGTGCGTTAAATGATTTTTCAAAACCGAAATCAAAACCAAAGAAATGAAATTTTGATGGAATCCTATGTACAACTGCCTTAAATTCTTTTGCATTTGTAGCAACTGTAAAATTCGGTAACACTTTTATTCCGTTTGCTCCAAACTTACCAAATCTGGCTACTTGGTACAATGATTCGTCAATATACTTTAATTCCTCAAGATTGTCTATATATGATTGCGGCAAGAATGGGTTATCATCGACTGTACTATGATGGTAGTAAACACCATTCCTTTTGTTTACTAATGTTTTCCGTCTATATAATTCTTCTTCATCCTGTACGGTCTTCTTAATAATCTTGTCTTCCTTCTTTTCTGTATGTGTAAAAAATAAATCATACACCCAATTTTCCCTTCCTACAGGATTACACGTTAGTATAAAATGCAATGTCATATTAGGCTGTCTGACACGTCCTAATATCTCTGTATAGGCTTTATAATTTAGTTCTGAACATTCTTCCATCCAAACGATAGAAACCCCATGTATGGACTTTATCTTCTCTGTATTGTCCATTCCTCTAAATATAATTCTGCTACCATTTGGAAAACGTACCTCCATTGGAGACTTAACAAACACTATTTTGTTTTTATCTTTGTCTTTAAATGATAACAAATCCATATCACTAACTATTTGTTTTAATATCTCAAAACAAGAATCCTTTATAGTTGTAAATACATTTCTCACAACCAAACAAGTACGCTTTTCTTGTAACAATTTTAACACTATCTTCTGTGCTGTTGCTTGGCTTTTGCCACTACCATAGCCGCCAATTACTAAATACTTTTCATAATCCCAGTCCATAATGTAGGATGAAAACCTTTCTGATATTTTTACATCAATATCCATCTTTGTTCTCTACCTACCTCTACATAGTACAAAAAGCAATGTAATGATACTTTATATTCGCACCTACTACATTGCTTTCTGTCTATTAATAGTATACCATATTATTTTATTTTGTCAAGGCATTATTTTAATAAATCTAAAATCATATCTAAAATATCACCTGCTTCTTTATCTCTTCGTTTTACCTCTTTCTCTGTACACATTCCTGTATCTATTTCTATCTTTTTTAATGCTGTTGAAATAGACAAAATACAACCATCTAAACTTGCAACATGACCTCTGTTCAAATTAAGTTCCTTTCTTTTATCTAACAGGATAAATACTGCCTCCCCTATTGTTGACATTATAATACCATTCTGAATCTGAATATTATTAAGTTTCTCAATAATAATATCTTCCTTTGTTCGTTTTGTTTCCTGTTCTGTTCTTTCTTCTCTGGTTTTGTTTTCTTCCATTTCTTTGTTTCCTTTCTTGATTAATGTTTTGTTTATTTGTTACAAATGGAAAGTATAGGAATCGAACCTATGACCTATCGGTTATGAGCCGAGTGCTACTACCATCTGAGCTAACTTTCCTTACTGGGTATGTTGGATTTGAACCAACGCATCTAGGAGTCAAAGTCCTATGCCTTACCGCTTGGCTAATACCCATTATGACGGTTTAACCTATACCACCGACAAGGTTTTAATAAAGGTGAAAAATCTATTTGCAAGATTATAATAACACAATCATATATGTTTGTCAACAGTTATTTTTAAATTTATTTGTTATAATGTTCTTCTGCATACTTCTTAGCTGTCTTTAATGTTTTGGCTTCTGCATATTGTGTTCCATTTACATATAAATAATATCTACCAAACTCAATATCTTTTTCTATAACATAAACTCCATTTTCTGTTGTCCATAATCCATTAATTAATTTATCTTTCTTAAATTTTAACATTGTTTTATTTCTCCTTTTTCTTTTTGCTTTCTCTTATTAACTTATACTTATTATAACATAATATATTAATATGTCAATACTTTTTTTAATAATTTGTTTTAATAAAATAAAAAGGACAGAAATAATATTCTGCCCCTTGTTTTATATTTTACCTAGTGCCTGTTGTGTTCGTTTTAATGTACACTCCTCATACATTAGTTCTTCCATTGTTGAATTCTTTTGTCTTTCATATGTCCCTCTACTTTGGTCTAACGCATGAAATATACTACCTGTGCCAATTTGTTTCATTGCCTTTGTAGGTTTTGTTTTATCACCGTTCAAAAGATGATTGCAGTTAAATGTGTTTACCTCAAACAAATCTGCACATCCACAGCAACATAAGCTGTCACCCATTTGTCTCAATCTGTTTTCACCAACAAAAAACTTCATACCAAGTTTATGCGCTTTTGTTTTAAACATTTCAAAATGCTCTTGTAGCATTTGTTTGTTATAACACAAATCTCCGCCAACTCTTTCAAGTTCATATTTACTGTTCTTTGGTCTTCCGCTATTGTACTTCATACCTTCAAATATTACACCGTATGCACCAGCATTTTTAAAATCGTTCAGGCTATTTTTTAAAATATCGTGTTTTACTTGCGGCAAATATGGCTGACACCTAACGATAACTCTCTGTACATTTTTACTAAGTGCTTCTATCATCTTCAATCTTTCAATATACGTTGGCGCACCCTTTTCTATGTTATCATAGTGTTTACTAACGCAACTAATCTGCATAACAACATTGCATTGTTTTAATAGCTCTAAATACTCTTTATCAATACACAGCTTACTTTTTGTACTAATCACAACTGGATATTTTGTTTCAGCCAATAACTTTAATATGTTATATGTACTATCTTTATTTTCTTTGTTTTGTTTTTCTATTGGCTGAAATGGGTCTGACATACCGCCCCAATGTACAGGTATATTCCAATCACACCATTTAGTGTTCGACTGTCTCTTACCTTCTATAAAGCCTTTTAAGCTATTGTAGCTGTTGCGTATAGGCTTTATATCATTAATATCTTTAAAACGCTTTACAAAGCAATACTCGCACGCATGCGAACAACCTATATAGTTATCAAAATGTATCGGCATATCACATATAGTAATTTGACTTCCACAATCAACACTCATTATTTTGTACCTGCCTTTTTTCTTATTATTTCTTGTACCTTTTCTTTATTTTTATTTAAGTATTTCATAATTGCTTCTTTTTCATCCTTTGGGAATGCTAATGAAACAACAAAAAAATTCTTTTCTATTTTGTCTTTTGTTTCGTACTCGAAAGCACCTGTTAAATCCACAGCTTCGTCAAATCCAAACAAATTCATGTCTATATCTGTAAGCTGTTCTATTTCTTCATCAAGTAAACTATAATCCCACTCTGATTCATTCAACTTATTGTCCACTAACCTATATGCTTTTATTTGTTCTTCTGTGAGTTCATCTAGACATACAGTAGGTACTTGTTTTAATCCTGCTTTCTTTGCTCCTAATATCCTACCATGTCCTGCTACTACACAATCATACTTATCAATTATAACAGGCTGTGTAAAACCAAACTCTTTGATACTATTAGCTATCTGTTCTACCTGTTCTTTGTTATGTTTCTTTGCATTTTTCTTATATGGTTTTAATTCCTTTATTGGTCTATATGTTATGTTTAATTCTTTGTTTCCCATATTGTTTTATTCCTTTCTGTTATGTTTTGTTGTTTCGTTCTAAAAATGTTTGTTTATATATATTATATTAAATATATTTATATATTATATTATTCTAATACATAAAATGCACACTTTATATAACCACCTAAATTATAGTATTTGTTTTTATCATATTGCTTTTCTAAGATTTGTTTTAATTCTTTTGTTCTATCTTTATACATACAATTATTCTTATTGCCGCAATTATTACAATTTATATTAATTACAAACATATTAGACCACCTTTCTAGGCTTCATATAGGCTCATATATACATTCTATATATTTTTACAGGGCATTTATACCCTCATACCTTAGAATGCTTCTACGGCTCTATTTGACTAAATAATAAAAATACCTGCATCTGCTTTTGAACCTTTGAAATAATCTGCTTTTGAACCATCACCAACATTTATTGTTTTCATAATCCATTTTAATGTTACTTCTTCTAACTTTCCGCTTGTTGCAATTACTATTTTACCATTAAGGGCAAATCCTAAAGCAACATAGGTATGTATTGGATTCTTTTGTTCAATCACTACTTTTTTGCCTGCCTTTAGAGATTCTTTGATTACCTTTCTAATATTTGTTTTATTGTTTTGTTTTACATCATGATAAACAGGTTTCTTCTTTGATATTGCTTTTACTGTTTTATACGCTCCATGAATTGCTACCTTACTGCCATTAAACTTGTAATGACTTCTGCAATAGTTATTTATTTCATACGGACTTTTATTTATTCCATAAATCTCTAATGCTTCTACAATAGCGGCAATGGAACAACCATGTTTTGATATATACTCTCCAAAACTATATTGTTTTACGACTTTGATTCTTTTGTTTTGTTTCCCATTACTTAACACGGCTACCCATGGATATTTTTTATTTTTCTTTTGTTTTTTCTTCAACACAAGTCCTTTAACATACTTAGCATTTACATATCCTGTAATGTTACAATACTGCACTTTTACATATGGAATGTTTTTATCCCACACATATTTTTTGCCAACAATGTTAACTACTTTATTCATTGGTACTGTTCCTAAAACCTTACCTTTTCTGTTTGGTTTCTGTCTTATACTCAATGAATTATATACGTTACATACCATTACACATTCCTCACTTTATATATATAATACTTACTACGACTGCTCCTACGCTTTCTTTCTGCCAGATGGGATATATTGCTTACTGTAGTTCCTAAACGCTTTGCAAGGTCTTTCTGACTGTCACAAACACATATCGGGAACTCATACCTATCTGGTGTTGCCGCAATCCATAATACTTTTGGTTCTTTCTTTTTGTTCTTTTGTTTTGTTTTCATGGTTTGTAAATATCTTCTCCCCAATCTTCTGATTCATCCTCTAAATCCCAGTATGCATCCTCATCTGATAATTCTTGCTGTTCTTGTTCTGTATTACTTTGCACAGGAACAAGGTTAATATTGATACCTTGTGTTATGTTACCTGTGTCTTCCAGAATGTCCAACCTGTCCATCATGTTCACAATCTCTCTGATTGCCTGTACATCACCTTTAACACCTTTCATATACAATGATACCATCAACAGTACTTTGTTTGTTATCTTCTTATCTGTTATGCCAAATGACTTTAAAACTTTCCTTTGTTTTTCAGATTGTACACCTAAATCAAGAATACTTCTCATACAATTTTGTAGTTCCATTTTCTTTCTATTGTTTTCTTTTTTCTTCTCATGAGATTTCCTTACTATCTCCTGCATTTCTTCGGGTGTTCTGTTTCTAAAATTATATTTATCTATTTTTCCATCTTTAAAGCTCTCTGGCATTTCTCCCTTTCTACCCAAATTTGTTCTCCCTCCTTTTTTGTTTTAATATTTAAAAAGGCGGTATTTATTTACCGCCTATATTTTAATACGACATAATCAATTAACAACTACTTTACATTAATCAACTTAACTTAAAGGAATTTTACTTTGTGAGCTACCATGCCTAATTTTTAAAAATTTATCTTTTAAACTAAACCAAGATTATGTCGTATCATTATTTAGTTTTATTTTATGTTAAATGGCGAATATTTAATGGCTATTCCTTCCTCAATTATCCTTATGAGTTCCATGTATATAATATATCATAATACCTTTTATTTGTCAAGGTTTTTCTTGCATATATTCTTCTAATTCATACACATACTGTATTAATTCCTGCCACCTGCTTCTATCTACTTCTATCATTCCTCTTTTATTTACCTTAGTAAATCGTTCTCTTGGCTTTGGTATAAAATCCTCATTCATATTGTGTAGCTTCTGGTAAGCTATCTTAACTGCATATGCTATACACATCAAACAAATTGTTATGACAAATGCATCTATTGCATCACACTTGATATAAGCCACCATAACAACCACATACAAGACTTTTACTACTGTGCCTATCTCTCTAGCATTTTTATATATAAAACCTGCTACACGCTCCACCAGAGCGTTAAAACCACATAAGATAGCCTTTACTAAATTACATACCCATAATTTCATATTTTCTACGTTCAATTTCATTTGTTGCCCCCCTGTCTGCTAAATCATTTAATAAATCACTTGAATGTCCTTTTACCTTAACAAAATTAATATACATACCTTTTTCATAAATCAATTTTGCCATACGTTCCCAAATTCTTTTGTTCTTAACTTCCTTACCTGTCGAAGTCTGCCAACCGTTTGACTTCCATTTTAATAACCAACTATTTTGTACAGGGTTCACAACATAAGCCGAATCAGAATAAATTGTAACTTCTTTGACCCCTTCTCTATATGCCTTTAATACGGCATTGTAGGCGGCTAATAATTCCATTTCATTATTTGTGGTATCATCTGAACCACCCACCGTTGTTTCTGTTTTATATTCATTCTTATAAGGTACTACCTCAACGTAACACCATCCACCAATGCCCGGATTTCCAGAACAAGCACCATCTGTATAAAAGGTTGCTTTTGTCTTTGGCATAATCAATTCTTCATTTTTGTTTTTACTCATTCTTTCTGTTCTCCTTTCTTTATCTCGTCATAAAATACTATGGCTGTCTTTGCAAACAATTCCCAAATTGTTTTCCCTTCAATATTTGTTATCCACTCACTATTATTGTCCAAAAGTCCATGTGTATAAAACACAAATTTTGTTTTGTGCGGCTTTTTTGTTTTGTCTGTTTCAAAATAGGTATTAATCCATTGTGTTTTATAACCATGTTTAATTCTTACAGCCTGCAAAAACTTCTCTAATTGTTCTAAAGGAACTATTTCCCCTTTCTCATATCCTAACTTAATCATTTTTTGTTTTATAGGTTTAATCTTCCATAATATCTTATTAATCTTTTCTTTTCCTTCTTGCTTTCTACAATCAATCAATAATATTTCTTGCACTTTTTCACTCAATCTCATGTTGTTCTCTCCTATTAAATTAATATAGGGCGGCATTTCTGCCACCCCATTGTCAACCCTCATATGGGGTTATTTATTTTAACAAAACGGAATTACATCTCAGATTTCCCAATCGTCCTCATCGTCTTCTTCTTCCTCAACCTGTGCTTTTGTATTTGTTTTCTTTGCGGCTTCTGCATCTGCCTTTTTAAGAATCTTTGCATAAACATCCGCTGATTTCTTAGGTACTGCGGTTAATCCTCTATCTTTACACATCTTGTAAAGCTCCTTCGCTGTCTTACCTTCATATGGGTCTGTTTCCTGCTCTTCTTCATCTTCCCAATCGTCCTCTGCATCCTGTGCGGCATCATTTTCTTTCAGAACTGCGATTAATGTTTTCTTATCACGCTTCTTACACTTAGAAGAAATACCTCTTTCACAACATAACTTGTAAAGTGCTGTGCTTGTCATGCTTTCGTAATCACCTGCATCTTCTTCTGTTTCTTCTTCCTCTACTTCTGGCTCTGATTTAGCCTTTGCCGCTTTCCTTCCTCTTGCTGATTTCTTCACTTCTTTCTCTAACTCTTCATTCTTTTCTTCGCATCCTTCAAGCTTTGCTTTTAATCCTGCTAACTCTGCTTCCTTAATCTCGATTACCATTTCTAATTCTTTGTTTGTCATGTTCTTGTTCTCCTTTTCTTTTTTTAAATTGATTGTTTATCTGCTTTTTTTTTACATTTATATTATAACATAATTCATATGTTATGTCAACAAGTTTTTAATTAATTTGTTCTAATGTTTTGTTGATTGCATCACGCAAGTTTACAAGTCCTTCTTTAGAAACAATTCCTAATCCATTTTTTAAGAACATTGTTGTATCCTTTTCTCCCTCATGGATTACAATTTGTTCTGATACCGCATAACCTAATGTTTCACCATCAAGTGTTGCGGCTTCTGAAATCACAACATTTCTGTTTTCTTTTGTCTGTGCTTTTGCAAGCTGATTATACTTTAATCTTCCCACTCTGTTTCATCCTCACTCTCTGTTGTTTCTGGTAGCTCTAATACCGCTAAAAATCTAAGAGGTATATATTCCTCGTCAACTAAACTTGTAATCTTATCAAGATTAACATTCTCTGTTAATGACTTAAAAGGAATGACTGCATTTCCATCTCTGTCAAAATTAATACCTCCAATGGTAAACATTCCTAAACTTACTGACTCACCACCAAGCTTTGCTTGAATTGTAATATCTGTATTTAATCCCTGTAAAAGTTCTACAGACGTTACCACTTCATCATATCTTAATTTGACCTTTAAGGTTACCTGCTTGTTTTTACCGATATTCAAACCCTCAAAGGTTGCTACACCTTTTTGTCTGAATTTCTTTTCCACGTTGCTTTTCTCCTTTCTTTCATTTTGTTTTTAAATTTTCTTTCCTGTTGTTCTCTCTCTTGTTTCATCTGTTCATAAAACTGCTCTCTTGTACTACGCATTTTATTAATGTCTCTATTAACCTTTTGCGTATCTTTATTATATTCCTTTTCTTCTTCAATGTCAACACTTTTTTGTGAAAATGTTTCATTTTGTTTTGCTTTCTTATATTCTTGATACTCTTTAAATTCTTCTTCTGGTATCATAACATATACACTATCTGTTGTTAAAAACTGTAATGCGAATATAGGTATCTTATGTGAGGTACAGGCATGATATTCTAATGCATTAATGTCCTCTTGCTTTACACTTATGCTCTTGTTGTCCGTTGACTTTAGCTGACACATAAATAAATCGCTTTCCCCATCTTCTTTCTGAATCCATCCTGCACCAGAATTTATTGTGGGATTAATACCTAATCTATACATTACTTCTTCTTCATTCTTGCGGTAAAATCTTGTTGACCTTTTAGCCATTATTTCTTTCCCTTCCTAAACTCTATCACCTTTATCTATTGTTTTTATTTGTCTTTCTTCCACTCTTACAACATAGTCTAAGATTTCTTTAATCTCACTTGCTTCTAACAATCCTATTTCTACTGTGATTTCTCTATCATCAAGAGCAACAGATAAAGCACCCTCTAATGTCTCCACAAGACTCTTTACATTGTAATTTTTCTTAATTAACACTTTTATTCCCTCCACACTCCATCATTAACAGTCCAATGTCTTATTTCACCTTTCCACCATTTTGTTATATAACATCTACGTTTTCCATAAGTATTATATGCATTGTCTTTTAACATTTGCTCTAAATCAAAATCAAACAAAAAATGTTCAGATGCAGTTACCTTTGTAACACATCCTCTTATTGCACAAGTTCTTTGTCTATTATATTCCTTATTCATTATATTGCGATATTCTTTTGAATCCAAGTCTTGCAATTTTCCATCATACCATATAAGAATACCTTGTGCATTTATACGCTTACGATTATTTTTATGATATTCTCGACCTGCGTTTCTTCTTCTTAATTGTTCCTCTGTCAGTTCATAATCTCTTTTTAACATTCCGCTATTTCCACGAGGTCTTCCTTTTTTTTGAAATGTACACACCCGCTTACTGTTATTTTTTCTCCTTTTCTCTCTTGAATGTTCTATATCTTTCCTATACCTTTGGTTACATATAATATTAAAACATTCTTTACAATAAAGATTTAGTCCATCGCTTTTATTTTTATCTTTACCGAACATATTTAAAGGCAATTCTTTTCTACACCTAGAACAAATCTTTGTACCTTTCTCAAAATCTGCTTTCATTCTATTTCATTCACCATCTTTCTGCTTTCTGCTATTCCTTGTATCATTGTTTTGTCTTTTTGTTTTAATCTATCCCATAAATCAAAACCTGTTGTTCCATCATAATCGTAAAACACATATCCATATTGTGTATTTACTTTAATCCATTCCTCTGTATGTTCTTTCTGTATGCTTGTTAATTGCCTTGCTATCTCATCATAATGTTTATCAGTCCATACGCTATCATCTAACATATAATACAAATAACTATGAACTAATATTACTCTTTGCAAGAACTCAACCTTCATTGCTTCTGTCCAATAAATATGAAATTTATAAATTATATCACCTTCTTTCCTTATTTTGTGTAGTACTATTTGTTTTGTTTTATGTCAACAACTATGTTTAAAAAGTTGTTTCTATTGCGATATGCATTTCGTACATAATTTCAACAATAGTGTTTCTACTAACATCGTTTAACAATGCCTTTTCGATTTTCTCTAATTTGTTTCTATTATGTGAAACATTAAAACTTTTGAGAACCTTAAAAGCATTTACTCTATACTGTCTGTTTTCCTGCCCCTGTACATATCTTAACATTCCCATAATCTCTTTAACCATTTCTACTTTTCTCATTGCTCTCATTTTTGTTTCCTCCTAATTTGTTCTTTCTAATGTTTTCATTTCCTTTTGACAATTATATATTAACATATACATTATGTTTTGTCAACAACTTTTTGAAACTTTTTTAAAAACATAACAAAAAAATAAAAGGTGGCTGTTATGCCACCTGTAAATCATATAATGCTTTATAGTATTTATTTGAACCTGTTGCTCTAAAACTATTAATGGTATCTTTTGTCATACCCTTAAATACCGCTATTGCTATAATCTGTTTTAAGGGAATATTTGTTGTTTCAAGTTTTGTTACCATCATAATACAACGATAAGAAAATGTTGCACGAATGCCATTGTTATTAGCTTCTGTTCTTAAATCCCTTATAAAGTCCACAAGGTCTTCATTACCGTTTGAAATAGATAACTCAATATTTCTATCATATCCAAACTCAATGATTGCAAATCTATCTAACGTGGCTTGGTCTAATACCATTCTGCCAGTGTACATTTCATCTGCTCCACTTCCAACTGTATTTCCTGCGGCAACTACACGAAAGTTTTTATGTGCATGAATCTTACCATTTGGGAACTCAAAATATTTATTGGCGATAGCGGCATTTAATAAAACTAATACTTCTGGAATACTTGCATCCATTTCATCAAGGAAGAATATTCCACCATTTTTGAAAGCTTTATAAAATTCTGTTTCATGGTATGTTCCACCTGCATCAATAAAACCAGTAAGTTTATATTCTTGCTGAACACTGTTTGTAAAGTAAAACTCTAAACCAAGTTCCCAACTAATTTGTTCAAGTGTAAAGTTCTTTCCTGTTCCTGCTTCACCTGCCAGATATACAGGAATATCATTTTCAATACAAGCTTTAATTGTATCATACTGATAATGTTTTACTTCTTTTGTGTTTTCTACTTCCTGTTTATTCTGTTTGGGTTCTTCTTTTTTAATTTCTTTAATTTCTACTTTTGGAAGTTCAACATTATTGTTATTAACTTTAATACCTTTTCTAAGACTATCTGTTGTTCTTGTTTCACTTCTAAAATCTTCTGGTTCTTTATATTGTGTTCCAACATTACTATCATTGAATTTATACCAATATAAAATACCTTGAATCTCAAAACAATAAACATTTTGTCTTTGTAATTCTCTTATCTTTTTTGTATGTCTTCTAAATGTTCTTTTTAATTTTACTGTTCCAAAATCTGTTTTAACTTCTGCTATTGCTTTGTTTCCATCTTTTGTTACTGATAAAATATTTCTTGTTTTCATTACTTATTCTCCTATCTAATTTTGTTTTATCTCTTTGCTGTATTTATAATAACATAAATACTTTTGTTTGTCAACATGTTTTTAAAACTTTTAGTTTGTTTTATAAAAGTTAATTATTAAGGTTAACAACCTTAAATCCTAACCCCTATAATCCCCTTCCCTTTACGCACATTATACCTCTTTTGTTTTGAGTTGTCAAGAACTTTTATCAAAAAATAAATGAGCTTCATATACACGCTCTAATCTATTTTATTATTCTACCCTATAAAGATTACCTTTATTTATATAGAATTGATTTAAAACGTATATATGAAGCTCATATCAATACTCTAGCATTTATATTTTTCTATATCTGTAATTTCTTCCTCTTCTACTATTGCAGGAATGAAATAAGTTTTTTCAAACAATAATTTAGCATCACTGTTTGATGCTGGTATTCCATAAAAACTTCCAAGATATTCACACTCTGGTAAACGCTCTATTAATCCAAATATAATTCTTCTTAACATAGATGGATGAACCATAGGAAATGCCATTTGTTTTATGTTCATCCTTTGTGAAGCGTCTTTTATTTTCACAACAAGTGAAACCATTTTAGGATTTTTTGCATAACTATTATTTGTTGCAACCAAGGCAATGTTTAAATTAATTCTATATCCATCCGATTCTAATTTGTTTACGAGTTTCAAAACTTTCAAAGACTGCTCTTTTATTGTTTTTGTTCCAACACTACAATTATATGATATACTTTTTGTTATGCTTATTACTTTGTTTTTTACAGGTACTCTTTTATTTGAAATCATATTTGTCGGAATACCTTGTAAATATCTAGGTACGGAACACTGGTAACCTGCCACTCCATAACAATTTCTATTCTTGAATGAAACGCTTGTATTTACCTTTTTAATGCTTTGTGTAAATTCCTTTGAGACTTCATCCCATCCATGCAATAAAAGGTCTTCTGCGGCATCATATGACTCTGTACCAGTAAAAGATTCTCTACCACGTTCTGATTTCCTAAGTGGTTTAAATGTATCTGTTAATTTGTCCTCATTGTCACGAATGAAACGAGCCACTTCTGTTATACCATTAAAATGAATTATGTTATTCTTTCCTACTTTCTGTTTTACCATTGTTTTGTTCCCTCCTAAATAATTTGTTTTCTCTGCTTATGTTTTAATTATATAGCATTTGTTTTGTTTTGTCAATAATAAATTAAATAAAAATGGAACGCTTACTTGCGTTCCAATAATCTTATTGTTATTCTGTTCATTTCTTCTGTTCCCCTGTCTTCTGTTATATATCCCATATCAACCATGCAATGGATATATCCATAGAGACAATACTGTGCTTCATCCCAAGTAATTAAATCTCTTTTTAAACTATTCAATACCTTTGTTTCCATCTTCATTAAATTTTTCATTTTGTTTACCTCCCACTTGATTGTTTTGTGTCTTGTTTTCTCTTAACTTGATTATATAATAACATATTTTTGTTTTGCTGTCAACATTTTTGTTTTAATTTGTTGTAATAAAATAGGAGCATGATTTCTCATGCCCCATACCCCTACTGTATTTTTATATTTATATAATCCATATGCTCTGCTTCTTCTCTGAGAATTCCAATAATCTTTCCTCTACACATTGCAATCCTACTTGGTATTCTCCATGCTTCTCCCTCCCATACTTTTACGTTATGTCTTATATCACAATCCTGCCAAATAGTTACAAGCTCATTGTGTGAGAATATCCAATCAACCATTTCTCTAATTTCTAATGGTCTTCTATCATCTTTACTTTTTACTCTCATAATTCATACCCCAATTCTTTTAATTCTTCTGCACATTCTAAAATATGTTTTACTATAACCCATATTGCTTCATTATCCTGTTCTACTTCATCATTATCTTCTGCTTCTATAGCTTCTTTTTCTAATTCTTCTATTCTGCTGTAGTCCATTATATCAACCCTTCCTCAATACACTCCTGTAATTTCTCACATCCCCTACAACCAATCAAAGGGCATCCTTCACAGGTTTTTCTTTCAATTCCAAAACAAAGTTCTGTTCCAGAGAATTTACAAGTTGATTCTACACTACGACAACCTTTTTCAATATCTATTGGTTCGGGTTCATCTAAATAAAATATTTCTTTTAATTTGTTTTTAATAAAATTAAACATTAAAATTTCTCCTCCTTAAACTTTTGTTTGTTTTTAGGTAAATAACCACACATTGCAATACAATAACTATCTGCTAAATCATCATTGACTTTACAAGGTACTTTCTGACCGTTTATTTTAACCTGTATAACTCCTTTAGTACCTTTACCCTTGTATTCCTCTACTATGTATTTTAGAAGCCCTCTTGACTTCATATAAAGGATTGTACGGTATTTCTTAGGGTCAATACCATATTTGTTTTCTAATGGTTTACTGCTACCTACTATTTGACTTTTCCAGAAACGTGTGTCTACAGAATACACAGGTATCTCATCACAATAATAAAAGAAATCAATTATAGTTGCTACTAATGCGCCTGTTGATTTGATGTAGGCTTCTGAAAGAAATCCCTGTGAACGTAAACGAATTCTCTCTGTCAATACCAATGGATTTTTTATATCATACTTTGACATAATTCCCTCAAGAATATTTCTTAATGTTACCCTTTTTTCTGAGTTGCTATTACAGACTTTATAATCAACCGAAATCATATCAATAATATATTTGTTTTTTAAAATTGTTATGCCTGTGCGTTTATAACTCTGGTCTATACCTATTACCCACTCAACCATCATTCTTTACCACTTAATAAGTCAACATCTTCTGCAAAATCATTTATATACTTTTCTGCCAACCTTCTATCATTATGCCCTTTTTCTGGATGTTCCATGTTCTCAATGTAATGCATTTGTTTGTCTCTAAACCATGCTGTATCTACCATTATATAGTCAGAACCATCTAACAAATATAATAAAAGCTTTCCTTTAATCTTGCCACAAAAAATATATCTTTTTTCATTTTTTCTTCCTTCTTTGTTAATTGAAAAAATATCACCGAATATTATTGTCTTTGCCATGCTCTCTTAAAAACCTTTCCTTTCTTCTTTTTGCTAAGCCCCTTTGAAACCTTTCTTTTTCTTCCAATGTATTTATTGGTTCTGTTCTACCTTCCAAATAATTTTCTTTTAAAACTTTTAATTGTATATTTTCTTTATGTTTCCTTATCCAATCCCTTGACACTGTTTTAAAATTTTGCAATGTCTGATTCCAAATCAAATATTCATTTCCTATTCTTCCGCAATATTGACAAACATATTTGTTCCCACTTTTGGTAAAGAATCTAAATAACTGCCCCTGTTTTATTGTTTTAACCATTCAATGCATTTCTCCTTTGTTGTAAACACTGGATATAAGTCTGTTGTTTTAAATCCATTATTTATTGTCTGATTACCAAACCTATAATGATTTACTACTTCTCCATTTTGTAACTTCTCATTCAACTCCTTATCTGTTGTGCATTTAAGTGCATAAAAATGATAACGTATTCCTTCTGTTGTAATTGTTACCATTTCAACTCTGCCTTTGAATATAATATTTTTCTTTCCACCCTGCTTCTTTGCACAAAATACAAGGTACACAATATCATTTGGTTCACACAACACATTTGCCAAATATGACACTTTTCTTTTCTCCTTTCTCTTGTGGGGATGCATACACTCCTTTTCCTCACAATCCATGCAATCAAGATATGTAACATACATCCCCATAGGTTTACAATACTTGCTTATGTTATCACCTCACTTTTTGTTCTCTCTATTGTTTACGCTTATATAATAACATAGAGGTTGAACAATGTCAACCCCTTTTTGTTTTATTCCTCTACTAATTCAAAATAATGTGCTAACCACTCAAACACAAAAGGAAGATGATAAGAACCAAAGCCTAATGTGTCCATTTCCTGTCCTACCTCCTTATAATGGATACAAAAGTAAGGTTTTAGAACAGAACCAGAAACAACAATCTCCGCATTTGTTACTTTAATTTTCTCGTCATGTTTCTCTACAAGCTCACTATTTAATAATTCATTTTTTGTTTCATCATGTTTATCCATATTAAATCCTTTCTTTCTCTTTTCCATAACAGACTTCTCTCATGTTGCAAACTTCTGCCATTTTACAATTATACCCTGTGCATTCCTTTGACCTCTTGACTAATTTGTTATGTTTCATTAATCTATGCTTTGCTTTCTGTATGTTTTCTAGCCGCTTAATATATTTCTTTATTTCCTCATAATTATACTCATAACAAAATACTTTGATTTCCTGTGTGTTTTTATCCTCACACAAAACAAACCCTTTATGTATTCCTGTTAAATGCATATACAGTTGTAATTGCTTTCTTCCTGTTTTATGATATGTTCCCTTATCAATCATGTTTTTAAATTGATATGTATTTACTGATTTAATCTCTACAACGTATCTCTCACCATCTATACAGCAAATTATATCGGGTGTATAAGATAAATCATATTCATCACGAAAACGGCTGTAATCGCAATCTAGCGGCTCACACAATCCCCCTCTGATAAATAATCTTTGCCATTTTTCATGTATGGCATCCCCCTCACTAAATATTCTTTTTAATCCTACCTGTACTTGTTCCCCTTGCTTTTGTTTATAAAATATGCTTAATACTTGTTGCCGCAAACAAAACTTTTTATCTGATACAATAATAGCAGATGCGTGTAGTCCTTTTCTCTCTGTTGTCTCTGCACCTCTTGTCATTACAGACCTCAAGAAAACCAATTCCTGTTCTATATTTTTATCAAGATAATGCAAACTATTCAATTTATGTTCTAATTCTGTCTCCTGTGTAGATTGTATCCGAGTAAATGTTTTCTTTGCTTCTTTTTTGATTTCATCTAAAAGACCCATTGTTCTGCACCTCTATTGATATTATATCTTTTTTTTGATATTTTGTCAAGTCAACAAATCTTTCTATAGCACTTTGCTCGTTTGTATCATAACAAAAAAATGTACATATTGTATTATACTCCAAATCACTCCTTTTATATCGTAAACAATAAAAATTTAATCCAGTTCCCTTCATCCTTTGTATTTTTCTCTCCTTTCTGTCATGATTTCTTTTCTCACATCCTGCAAATCTTCAAAAGGAATAAATCCCCTATCATAAATCAATGGGATTTCACACTCGCCTTTTGGATTGCAAACTTTTGATTTTACAACTTTGCACTTCATAATCATGCCGATTGTTTCCTTGCTTGCTGTATTATATGGGTTATGATTTGGAATATCAATATATCCCTTTCGTGCTACCTGTATTCTCAAAGAACAACTATGTTTTAATTTATGACCGCCAGGAGTTTGTATATTATCTCCAAATGGCAAGGCGTTCATTTTGTCTCGAATCTGATTGATAAATATAACAGTTGTTCCTGTTTGTTCTATTACATCCTCTAAGGTTGGCAAGTATTTATCCATCAATCTGGCAACACCACCGATTCTTGTTTCTTGTTCACTATCTGTATTTACAGCCTTTCTAATTTTGTCTATATCATCCTTTGGTTGCATTGATGGTACACTATCAATAATGATTAATGGGATGCCTTCCTCTGCAAATCTGATTGCTCTATTAAATGCCTTTTCTCCATACCTTGCTCTGTATACTAACATCTGCTTTGGTTTATTCCCAAACACCTTTGCTCTATCTGAATCAAACGTACCTTCAATCGGTATATCTAAACAAATTTCATGTTGTGAGCATAAATGATATGCTAAAGAGGTCTTACCTGCGGACTCACCACCAAAGATTTCTATTGTTCTTCCTTTTGGCATACCTCCTCCGATTATATTATCAAGCTCTGGTAGACCTGTACCCCATCTAGGAATTTTCAAAACACCATTTTTGCTACCTAAACTATATACAGAACCATCACCCTCTTTTTTTGAGATTTCCGAACACAATTTCATAATTGCTTCTCTATTCATTTGTTTCATTTTCTTTTCCTTTCTTCGTTTCCATCCATCCAACATTCACAGCTTGTATAATAATCTACATTGTCTAAGTATAAATCTGAATCAGAATTATTGCAAAACAGGAATCCTTTTGCAAACTCACTGTATAAACAATTTGAACAACGCTCTGGCTTATCTGGTCTAACAATCTTCATTTTTTAAATCCTCCATTACTTAAAATGTCTTTTTATTTAGCCACCATTGTGCTATTGTACTTCACGACTCTGCTAATATATCTTTTCTCATTAAATTCTAATGCACCTTGTTCTTCCAGAATGTTTATTACTCTGCTTGTTACTGCTCTGCCTTTACATCTATCATAGAAATCATCATAGTCTAAAAACTTGCCATTCTTCTTCCTTTCTAACTCTATCTCTGTGGCGGCTTTATCTCCTATTCCTTTGATAATACTCATACCCTGTTGTATAACCATTTCACCATCATAATTTCTTAAAGAAGTTCTGGCTGTCTGGTTTACATGGGGCAACATAACCACAACACCATCTTTCACAGCACACTCTGCATATTTAAAAATGTTTGCTTCGTTCAATGCATATTTCATTTTTACATACCAAAATTCTGTCGGATAATGCACCTTGTACCACATCTGGTCTACGCTGATTAAAGAATAACCTGTACTGTGTCCCTTATTAAAACCATAGATTAACATACTACCCCATAGGCTATCTGTCTGCTTTCTTGTTAATCCTTCGCTTCGGCAACCCTTATAAAAATCTTTCTTCATTTGTTCAATGATTGGTATGTATTCTGGCTTTGTTAGGTTCTCTGCTTTCTTCATAATCTTTAATAAATCAAAACTCTGTGGAGCTGTTAAATGTCCTACCTTCTGAGCAACCTCTACAGTTTGCTCTTGATATAGCATTGTGCCGTATGTTTCTTGTGTATATTTATAATATGGTGTGTTTTTGTCTGCCTTGCCAGATAATTTGTTATACGCATATGTTTCATGCATTTTTAACTGTAATGGTGCAGGTCTGTTCAACGCATTTACTGCAATAACATCGTTCATACAATCACAGTGTATCATGTCAAGAATCTTCTTTGGTGCAGATTTCTCCATCTGAAATATCCCATCTGTATTTCCTGCTCTAAAATTATCATAAATATCTTGTTCTTCTCTGTCCTCGTCTGTTATTCTATGTCCTGTATACTCTCTCAGTTCTTTTGTTTCAGATAATGTCTTAAGTCCTAACATATCAAACTTAATACAGTTAATATGCTCCAAGTCATTGAGGTCATAACAAGACGAATATGCATCTTTACCACGTCTTATGATACAGGTATAGTTTGATATGTCTGTACCTACTACAGCCACCCCAGCGGCATGTTTACCAAGATAACGTATCTTTCCATACATCTTGGTAAAATGCTTCATTATGTTATCATACAAATCATTGTACTCATAATATGCCGCATCATCCTTTAATGCCTGCATATCCAATTCGCCTTCAACCTCATAACCATGTATAAATGCTTTTATTTCTGCGACTATCTTTTTATTATGGTCTTTGTCAAACTCGTCTAAATCCTTACCAGACGTTTGCAAACCACACACACCAGATAAATCATTTACTAAATTGTCAATGCTGTACTCTCCATAACTACATATCTGGACAGCCTTTCCTTTATGCTTTTTGATAACATAATCAATAACTTCCTGCCTACGTTCTGTTTCAAAATCAACATCTATATCTGGCATTTTCTTTTTGTCCTTACGCATAAACCTACTAAAATCTAAATTATACTTTATGCTATCAACATCTGTTATGTTTAATGCATATGCAACTAAACAATTACAAGCCGACCCTCTTCCTGCTCCTACTTCTATGCCATTGGCTCTCGCCCAGTTAACATAATCTTGCACCATTAAAAAATAATCATCAAAACCATGATAATGTATTACATCCAGTTCCTTCTTACATCTTGTTACATATTTTTTGTTATATTTTCCTTTTTTCTTTAATCCTCTAATTATGTTTTGTTTCAACAATTTATAACTGTCTCCACCTGTTGAAATTTGCGGAAGCTCAAGCTCACATCCTTCCAGAATGTCGCTTTCCACTTTATTATAAATCTCATCCATATTGTTTATGTATTCTGTTGCTATGTTCTCCGCTTCTCCCGAAAGAACCTTGTTATAAATTTTTACGAATCTTTTCTTGATTTCCTTTTCAGATGGCATATACCTTTCACCATATGTTCTTTTTACATCTAATGTTGTTTTACCTATTTCATGCATTTTGCAATAAGTATCAAAATCTTCCTTACGTCCAAAATGTGAATCAGATGTTAGAATACATTTAATACTTAGTTTTCTTGCTAGTCTCATAAGTACTAAATCTGTTTTCTCTTGTGTATGTTTTGTATCAATCTTATACGGTTGTATCTCAACATACAAATCTTTTCCGAATATACTTTTAAATTTCTCCAAAATCTTTATAGCCATCTTTTCATTGTTATTTACTATTGCTTGTGACGTTGCACTTGCTATACAAGCTGTGGTACAAATTAAACCCTCTGAAGACTTTTCCAACAATTTAAAGTCCACGATTGGTTTATAATAAAACTGTTTTGTATTTGCTTCTGTCATGATGTGGCAAAGGTTCTCATACCCTTTTAAATTCTTAACAAACAAATTTAAATGATATGATTTTCTCTTAGGATTTTCTTTGTTGTACACTGGCTGAAAATAAATCTCACAGCCTAATATCGGTTTTATGCCTGCATCCTTGCAAGCCAACCAATGCTGTATTAAACCAGATATGTTTCCATGATTGCTTGTTCCAAGTGCTTTGTAACCCAACTCCTTTGCTATCTCTACCAATTCTTGCGGCTTTCCAAATCCATCAAAAAAAGAATGTTCGTCATGCCTATGTAAATCAAAAAAACTACTCATGTCTTAGTCTTTCCCTTCCATACTCACACTGTTCTTTGTCTATCTCACTACAAATACATTTTATATCTCTATTTTCTTTTTTACATGCAATAGCAGTTGTACACGTTCCTGCAAAACAATCATACACCACACTTTCATTTTTCACATACATTTTTAACAAATTATGTACAAACTCAACGCTGTATGTTGCATTATTGTATGGATTTTTTCCATCATTATTTGGTGCTTCTATGAAATTAAACATATTACTGTAATATATTAATCCTTTTTCTTCAATTTGTTTTGTTACCTGCTTATTGCTTTTAAATGTCATATATTCTTTTTTTCTACACATTACAAAAACAAATTCACAAATTCTTGTACATTTGTTTTTGCTTCTATTATTCGGTAAAGCACTTTTTTTCTTCCAACATATAATATCAGCAATATCAAAATCTGTTTCCGTTATCACTCCATGCAACAATTCAATTAAATTGCTACCTATCATTCCAATTTCTACACTGCTTGCATAACTGATATTCATTATAATTGTTCCATTTTCCACTAGCACATCATCTAATTTGTTCACAACACTTACAATAAATCGTTTATATTCTTCAAAAGGTTTACTATCATCATATAATTTATATTTTGATTTCCTTTCTTCTATTTCTTTTTTTGTTCTAACTTTCCTGCTTGTATTATACGGTGGACTTGTTATTATACAATCAACTTTAATTCCTTTTTGTTTCATATATTTAATTGTTTTTCTGCAATCCTCATTACGGACTACATATCCTTTTGTTCTCTTCATTTCCTTACACTCCCATTATAACAAAAGGGCTGAACTATGTCAACCCCTAAATGTTATTATTTATTAATCCCAATCATCGTCCTCTGTTTCTTCATCGTCCCAATCATCGTCCTGCTCTTCATCATCTTCTTCTAAAATATCAATATAATATTCTTTTGTCTTTCTAGGTTTACAATCGAGACCTCTTTCCTTACACATCTGATAAAGTTCTTTTGCTGACATTTCCTCATAATCTTCTGTTTCTTCTTCAATCTCTGGCTCTGGCTCTACTTTTGTTTTGGTTTTTCTTCCTTTTGTTTTGACTCTTTTTGGCTTTTCTTCGTCCTCTTCAATTTCTGAATTATCAGCAGGATAAGCCTTGTCAATTGCTTTCAGAATTGCCTGTTCTGACATTGGCTTCACTTTCTCATTTCTGAATTTCTTTTTGTCCAAAGGAATAACAGAATAGGTTGTGTTTTGTCCTTTTCCAATTCTCTTTATCTCAAAATCTCTGTCTGTAATAGTTCCATAAGTTTCATACATAGAAGCTAGTGCAGGAACAGGAGAACAATTATTAACAGCAAACATAAATAACTTAACTTCTTTGCTTTCATAATCATATACGCTCCATACATACATATTTCTTGTTCTTAAATCTTCATCTTCGCAATATGAGCATTCTCTTCCAAACATTTCTTGGCAAGGAACATTCACACCAAGTTTGAAACTATCATGGAAAGGAATCTCCACACCATCTTCCATATCATTTAAAAATCTAAGTCTAATTTTTGTCCCCTCTTTGAAAAAAATAAACTTACCTTTGTTTGTTCCACTTTTTGCAATCTCATTTTTTATTGCTTGAATTGAAATAGCCATCTTTATACACTCCTTTTTTTGCTTTATCTTTTTGATATTCTTACATCAAAATTTTTAATACGAATACAGCTAAAATCCTTTACATTTACAACGGCTGTCTGAATCTGCACATAACCACTATTTTGTTTCGGGTTTTTATAAACTGTTTTGATAACTTCCATAATCTTATCAATACTTGCAAGCTGTTCATTCTTTAAATCCTCAGAAAGTATTTTTAAAAGTTCTTCATCAAATTTTGTTTTGTCTTCATCCCTTTTATAACCAATTAAAGATTCATACTCTTTACAAATTGTTTCATATTCTTCCGAAAACTCATCATACTCTTTAATAATATTATCCTGTAAAATCATCTGCTTTCCTGTGATATGCAATAATTCTATATCCGTTTCAATACTTACCTTTAATCTCATTTAACTCTCGCCTTACCTTTCTCAACGACTTTTTAATTTGTTCTTTCGTCATTTCTCCAACATCTTTGTTTGGTATCTCAAATCTTATTACTCTAAAATATCTCTTTAAAAGTTCTGTTCCTTTTATTCCCGATTTATCATTATCTAAAACGGATACCACTGTCTTAATGTTTTTTTCTTTGAGTTTTTCTATCTGTTCATCTGATATATGCCACCCTAACAAAGCAACAACATTTCTCAAATGCCCTTTTGTTTTAAGATTTAAACAATCAAGATAACCCTCACAAATAAACACTATACTTCCCTTTTCATATGTACCACTCAGAGTATCCCTTTTTCTAAAACCCTCATTATAAAGATATTTTCGTTTCTGTTCTACATATCTATTTGTAGTTCTTGCAACATATCCTTTAAATATCCCATTGTCTAATATAGGGAATATAATCGGATATGCTATGTTATAAGATACTCTGCAATCTGCTGTGTTTAAATCCTTCTTTGTAAATCCTCTGTTGTGCATATACTCATATGCCCTTTGTTCTTCTTCTTCCAAATCTCCATACCAATCCATTGTTTTCAAACCATAAAAATAATCATCTGCTTCAATAATTGCTTGGTGATTATTTATTTTTTTCTTTTTCTTATATTTCGCATTTATCTTTTTGATTTCCTTGCTATTCAGAATCCTTTCAAGATAAATGCAAACCTGTAAATCATTTAACTCTGGCTGTGCATTTTTAACAAAGTCATATGCATTACCATATAATCCACAACCAAAACAAAAGAATGTGCCATCAGAAAGATTTATTCTCATTGACGGGTTTATATCATCATGGAAAGGGCAAACTATGCTGAACTCAGACGTTGGAACATCATCATTTATTATTCCATAAAATACCAAGACTTTTAATAAATCTTTTCCTGTATATTTTCTTCTCATTTCTTAATTTCCGTTAACTTGATATAAGGCTTTCCTAATTCCACATCATAACAAGAATTTAATTGCTTTTTCTTTATCACTCCTGTTTGATATGCATTATCAAGTTTCGTTTCATTTACTACCTCTTGAACTTCTATATATTTCTTAAATTCCTTTGGCTTTACTCCACAGGTTTTAAGATATTTAACAAGACCTTCCATATCACTAACAATGTATGTTTTATCTATGACTTCTTTCTGTTGTTCTTTTGTCAAGTTTTGTTTTAACTTATCAAGAAACCAAACAATTTTTCTTTTTCTAATTTTCTGTACTTTCAAATGTTTATGATTTGAATAATACATTTGTGTTTCATCAAGAGTCACATTAAAACTATCTGTTTCTTGTGTGGAATACATATAGTTTGAAATACTTAAGGACTCCTTTCTGTTCACTTCATCTAAATATTGTTTTGCTTCTTTTTCATTCTGTCTTGCTTCATAAAGAAGCCTAACACTATTCTTCACACTTGCTGGAATTGATGTATCTATCATGAATATCTCTCCTTCCCTGTTTTGTTCTATGTCCTTTAATATAATTACGAATATCTTTAGGGAAAGAATTCGCTGTATCATTTTTGCTTACGATGAATAACAATTCATCAAAACCAATCTTGACCTCTGTTCCATAGAATGTTTGAACTTTTACAAGCTTTTGCTTTCTGTTGATACCTACAACTTTTGCAAACCTCAGCTTTCTATATACATTCTGGTCTTTCGCTTCTACATAGTGAATAAAAGCGATTGTTGAACCAATCTGTAATACTTCATCATATACCCATTGCGGCTTCTCATATGAATATTTTTCCGCAATCTGTTTTAATGTTGTTGCATAGATTCCTCTATACTTGTTTTCTGTCTCCTGCTCTTTTGTTTCTGTTTCCTCTTTTTCTTCCTCCCATGCTTCTTCATCATCCTGTACCTGTACTTCTTCTACTACTTCCGCAACTGACTCGATTGCTTCTACAACGTCTGCTTTTTCTTCTTCTTTACTGTTATCCTCATTGACTTCCTTTTCTTCATTCTTGTAAAACTCTACAAGATTATTGATTAATTCCTGCTTTGTGAACTTATGTCCTTTATGCTCTAATTTAAGTCCCTTCTCTCTTGATAATGCTTTTAAATCCTTTACCTTTAAACTACTTAAATCCTTCGTTACATTGTTTAATACCATCATGTTTTTGCTCTCCTTTTCTTTTTGCTTGTCTTAATTATACTACTGCTTTTTCTCTTTGTCAACACCTTTTTTGAACTTTATTTATACTTTTAACCTTATAATAAAATTTCTTCAAAATCTGTATAATAATCAAAAGTTACAAAATCTACTTTGTTAATTTCTTCCTCACTAAAATAATAAGGGTCTTCTTTTAACATTTCACAAGCTTTCTTGATAGCTTCTTTCTCATTCATTAAATGAAAATCGAAATGTCCTTCTTCAATTACTCCATATTCATCACTCAAAACGAATCCTACCTCTGTTGCGTTGTTTTCAAATGTTTCAAATTCTGCTCCTGTCATAAGTCCTGCCATTTTGTTTTCCTCCTAAATCTTGTTTACTTCTTTTGATGTTTTAATTATAACACTAACAACTTGCTTTGTCAACAACTTTTTTAGAAAGTTTTTAATTTTTCAAAATCAACTAAATCTCCGATTGTAACAAAAACATAATGTTTTGTTTTCCTTCTCTCTTTAAATTTTTTATTGAGTCTCTCAATCTCATTTTCACAATACCAAATTGTTTCTGTATCCTCTGAAAATGTTGCACACTCTAAAAGGCTTTCTAAATTTTTAATCTGTTCTTTAATTGCTTTCATTTTGTTTACCTCACTTTTGTTTATATCTTGTTCTCTCTGTTCTTGATTATATTATAACACAAATAAAACAAATGTCAATAGATATTTTAAAATTATTTAAACAAAAAAAATAAAGCTTATATACTACATAAATTAATATATAATATATAAGCTTATAAGATATAAATTATTTATTTAGTTATCTGTTCTGTTTTCTTTCATTGCTTTTCTTTCTTTGGCTGTGAACTCGTCCTCATATTTAGACTTATACTTTTTGTGGTATTTATCCTGCATACTATGAATTGAAACAGAATCATAACCAGTACCATTTAACTGTTCACACATTCTGTTTATTTCTTTGATTTCTTTTGTTACGTTTTTTACTAACTTAGAAATATAATCCGCATCTGCTGTCATACCATAATTTGTACACTGTTGCCA